ACTGCTACTACTTATAGTATTCAAACTGATATCAGAAACGTTACAACTACTAGGGTTGTTCTAGCATATGATACTACTGGAATGGCAGATAGTGATCAACTGCAGATCATTTATGATGATTTTGAAGAGACTATAAAACCAGCAGAGACATACAATGATGCTGTAAACAAGTCTAAAGTTTCTGAACCACAGTCACAGATTGATACTGACTTTGAGTATGGTACTCAGGATACTAAGTGGGAAGCGTTGGCAATGATCAACAACAACCCATTTGCATATAAGTCTCAGGACGCAATTACTATTACAGAAATTCAAACTACGACTGGTAGTAGAGAAATGGCAGTGTCATGTTCTACTCCACCTGGTGCTGGAACTGCAATTTATGTTCAAGATACAACATTTCCTGGTGCTAATGGCGTATTCATTATTGATAGTATAAGCACCACTGGTGGTTTTGTTGGATTCAAATACACTGCTAAGTATGAGTGGCCAAGTGGTACTGGTGGAACAGATATCTATGACTCAGCAAGAACAGTAATTTATAATGGTATACATTTCACTGGTTCAGATCTTGGTGGAACGATTACACTTTCCACTGCATCTGGTACGATGGCAGGGTCAATTCAAGTTGATACATCACAAGCTCATGGTTTAGAAGTGGGTAACGAAATTGCTATCTCTGGTTCTTCTGGTAGTAATGTTAATGGATCATGGGAAATTGCTAGAGTGGAAAGTCCTACTCGTTTTTATTACTTCCCAGATGCTGCTCCTTCTGGATCAGTAGCTAGTGGTACTATTAAACTTTATCCAAGACCACAAGGTAACTCAATCCACAGAGCATTTGATGGTGGTGTAAAGTTCTCTACAAACTCTGCTTCTAAAAACCAACAAGCAGTTAGACAAACAAAACGTTACTTCCGTTATCAATCTGGTAAAGGTGTATCATTCTCTACTGGTTCTATTCTTGAACCTTCAATTCCAAACATTGATAACATCTCTTCATCTGGAACTACCGTTACTGTAGTAGCATCTGATGCACATAACGTTACTAGAGATACAGTTGTTGATGTTCGTAGTTGTGATGATAATAACTACAATGGATCTTATTCTGTTACTAATGTTATTGACCCATATACTTTTGAGTATGTTGTTCCTAGTGCACCTACCGATGCAACTGCATCAGGTGAGTATACTGTAACTCCTACTAGTTCTTATGGTACTAGACTAGAGATTGGTATGATGGATCAACAGAATGGTGTCTTCTTCCGTTGGGCTAGTGGTAACTTAAGCGTAGTTCGTAGAACATCTACATACCAAATCTCTGGTAAAATAACTGCAACAGCAGGAAGCACATTAATTTCTAGTTATACAGGACCAAACCTACAAGGTACAAAGTTTTCAAAACAATTAAAACCAGGTGATAATGTAGTCATTCGTGGTACTTCATATCGTGTTGATGGTATTATCTCTGATACTCAGATGGTTATCTTCCCTGACTATCGTGGACCTACAGCAAATAATATTCCAGTAACTAAAACTGTTGAGACTGAATGGAATCAATCTGACTGGAACATTGACCGTTGTGATGGATCTGGTAAGACTGGTTATACTCTTGACCCAACCAAGATGCAGATGTTCTACATGGACTACTCTTGGTATGGTGCAGGTTTTGTACGTTGGGGTTTCCGTGCTTTGAATGGTGATGTTATCTACGCTCATAAGATTCCTAACAACAACCAGAACACTGAAGCATACATGAGATCTGGTAACTTACCAGCTCGTTATGAAGTTAATACTCTTCCACCAGCAACAGTTGCATCAAGAAGTTTTAGTTCTGGTGATGGAACATTGTATATTAATAATGCACCAACTCATTTCCCAACTAGTGGAACTCTACGTATTAGACAAACTTCTGGTGCTACCGCAGGTGTTACAGAGTATATTAACTACACAGGAAAGACATCAGTTGTTCAAGATGTTATTGCTGTAAGTGCTGCTGGTGATACGATTGAAGTGGCATCTACTACTGGACTATCTCCAGGTGGACAACAGACAATTACATTTGACACACCGTTCTCTAATATTGTTGCTAATAAAATATATTATGTTGCTGCAGTTCCTTCAGGTACTACATTCCAAATAACTTCTACTATTGGTAGTTCAACTGGTATTGCATTAGATGATGCTACTGGTTCTCCATTGTCTCCTCTTTCTCGTGCTTCTGCTGGATCATTCACAGGATGTGTTAGAGAAAAAGCAGGTGCTACTGGAGTATCTTTAACAATGGCTAGTGGTGCTTCTAGTGGTACTGTAAGTAGTGCAACAGGTATTCAAAAAGGACAGAGAGTTATAGGTACTAACATCCCTGCTGATACTTTTGTACATAGTATTTCAGGATCTAATATTGCATTGAGTAAAGCAGTTACTAGTGCTAACCCAACTGGTGTTACTTTCTCACCTCTTGGTGCAGCTGCAGCACAGTCATTTACTTACAGTGGAACACAACCTATCGGAGTTGAATTACTTGGTGCAACGTCTGTACCACAGATAAGTCACTGGGGTTCATCAGTTATCATGGACGGTAGACTAGATGATGACCGAGCATATGTTTACACTGCTGCTACGAAACGACAAGGTGGAATAAACTCAGGAGATACTAGAGCGATCATTGCTCTACGTGTAGCACCATCTGTTGACAATGGTATTTCTGGTAACTTTGGTACTAGAGAACTTGTTAATAGAATGCAGTTGGTTCTATCTCAGGTTGACATTTCATCTAACGGTAAGTTCTTTGTTGAGTTGGTGTTGAATCCTATTCCTAGTATTCAAGGTACATGGGTTCCTGTTGGAGGTACTTCTCTAGCACAATACGCCATTATGAATGTTGCTACTGAGTTCACTGGTGGAGAAGTTATCTTTGGATTCTATTCTGATAACGGTGTTAACAGTTATGATCTAGCAGATGTTAAAGAGATATCTAATAGTATATTAGGTGGTGGTACTTCTACATATGATGTATCAACTACACCTAACCCAACAGGTATTTTCCCAGATGGTCCAGAAGTTCTAGCGATTCGTGCTACAAATATTACAAACCAAACACGAGGAATTGACGCACGTTTCTCATGGAAGGAAGCACAGGCATAAATAAAGAAGCCTCTGAGTTGTATTATGGAAAAGAAAAAAGAAGAAGAAGTCAAAAAGAAAGGTCCCTTAGGTAAACTTAAGGACGCAATGGATGACAAAGAAGAACAACTAGAAATATTGTCTACTTTTGTGAGACTTGGAATTTTGGTTTGGTCTGGGGGGATATTAACTTTGGCGTACGTAGATTTGCCCCCACAACTACAGATACCAAAGCAAGACCTGGATCCAACTTTCATAGCTTCAGTTTTTACAGGAGTTTTAGCTACCTTTGGCGTTCAGGCAGGTTCTAAAAAGAACAATGGTGCATCCCAACCTAATGGTAGTGGTGGAGTTGGAATCACTAAAGCAGACTTAGAAAAATTGATTGCTGCAGCAAAAGAAACTGCACCTGCTCAAACTATTAGAGTAGAGCAAGGACCAATCAAGATAGTTACAGATGAAAGCAACAAAAAATATGAGTTATAATCATGCAAAAAATAATTAATGTATTCGCTATTACGTCTTTCGTTGTATCTGGTGCCGTTGTTGGCGGTGCTGGTTACGTATATCTTAACAAGGATGCCCTCTTAGATGGTGTCAAAGGAAAGATTACTGAAGCAGTAATGGGATCAGTCGGTGGAGCACTTCCAGATGCCATAGACGGTGCTATGCCAAACTTACCTACATCAACAGGATTACCTGTACCAAACTCTCCTTTATAAACTTTGGAAATTAGAGAGATCAAACCGATTCAGGTTAGATCTACTAACATTATTATTAATGAAGTTAGACAGATACCAGTCTCACCTAATTGGTTAACATCTGAACCACCACAAGCGATACCAATATATCCTCCTGTAACAGGAGGTGTAGGGGTACCGATCATTGACATGCCAGGATGTGTAGAAGCACATCAAGAGGATGACAAGGGTAAGAACGAACAGTTATCTGGTGATGACCCTAAAGGTGTAAGGATCTATTGTGATGCTGGAATGCCAGCGTTTGATCCTATGGATTTTAATAAGGATAACCTTAAGTTTGAAGGTGAGGCAGCAATACCACCTGTAAACACAGGAGATCCACCTCCTTTAGAGACTCCAGAAATTCCAAGTGATGTAAAGACTAAAGAATTAAAGTGTCCTACAGAGGCACAACAATTAAAGCAACCAATTGGTACGTTAGTTAAAGA